TCGATCGTTTTGAACTGGCCGCACCTGGCCGACGCGCTCGGTGCCCCGGCGACCGTGGGCGCGTTCGGTCTCGGGCTGCGCGGCTATCTCGCGGCGCTCGAGGAGTTCGACGCGGCTGAGGCGGCGGCGCTTCGGGCGATGGAACGCGACCCGGCGCAGATCGGGGAGCGGCCGATCCCGATCCGGCTGCGCGTCCACGAGACGATGCGCACGGTGCAGGCCGCCCTGGTTGAGTGTGCCGATGTGGTCGCCGGGTCGGTGCAGCGGGTGGCGATGTCCCCGGCGCCCGCGTACTGGCCGGCGGGGGATCGTGAGCGGCGGAACCGGATGGCCCAGGCGGATGCGCTCGATCCGCGCCGCTGGCGGTGGACAGGAACGCGTCCAGGCGGCCAGTACGCGGCGCTGTGGCTGCTCGCCCGGGTGGAAGGTGCACCCGGCCCGTTCCGGCCGCTGGACGAGGCGCAGAGCGCGTTCATCGGCACCATCGCCCGCGGGGCGGCTGAACGCATCGAAGCCACCCTCGACATAGGCAGCGCGACCGCGGCACTCGCCCGGCCGTGCCCCTGCGGCGGCACCATCACCGTCCACGGAGGAGGCGGGGCGGCGCCGATCGCCAACTGTGGCGCCTGTGGCGCCATCTGGACGGAAGCGGGGATCGCGGCGTAGACACGGCGAAGCCCCCGACCGGTCGGCCGGGGGCTTCCATGCGTCTGACTACCAGAACTGTTCAGGCACTGGCGCCGTGCGGAACCGGTGTCCACAGGACTCAACATCGATATGCAGCGCTTCACCGTCTCCGTCGTCCTCGTAAGTGAACCAGGACCAGCGCTCGGCGGGCACACCACACTCCGGGCACCCTGGGAGGGGCATGGATTCCTCCCCGCCAATGAGCATGTCGATACCTTCAGCGTGCATGTAGGCGTGCCGCTTCTCGAAGGCAAGGACGAACGCGGTGGCCCTGCCTGCATCGAGGGCGATGCGGCTGACGCTCATTCCTCAGTCCCCCGCTTCCGTGGCCGATGCACACCCGATCCCTTGTAGTCGCGGAAGACGTCTTGCACGGTGCTGAGCTTGATGTCGAGTCGGTCGGCGATCTGCCGGTAGGACAGGCCGTTGCCGTCGTTCCAGAGTTCGCGGATGAGTGCGCTTCGCTCCTTCGCCCACTCGCGGTTGCGCTTCACCTGGGCGGCCATGATCCGGCTCTTGGCCCGGACTCGTGCCTCCGGGTCTGCGATGCGTTCTACGGCGTCAAGGGCTTCCGTCACGTGTCGCACCTCCTCCTCGCTCACAGCCGCACCTCTCCGTTCGGGTGGGCTACTTGCCAAGACTGTAGGGGACCCCTACAGTCAGGAGCAAGCAGTCCACACTGCTCAACGACAACGGCCCTGACAGGGAGTTCGCACCTCCCGGCCAGGGCCTACCGCACCGCCTGACATCACCAGGAGGCACGACATGCACGAGCCTATCTTCACCGCCGACCGGTTCGACAGCGCCCTGCGCCAGTTCCTCGCCGAGCCGTCGCACGCCCAAAGGTTCCTCGACGGGGTGGCCGACGTCCTCGAGGGCGACCCGTTCCTCGCCATGACACGGGACCGCCTCGACGAGGCGCTCAACCTGTCCACCCAGTACATCCTGGGCAACCTGGACAGCCGCATCCGCGCCGAGGCGACCGAAGCCGCCATGGACGAGCTCCCCCTGTTCATCCCGGGCGAGCCGACCGGCCTGTACGCCGCCCGACTCCGCGCATGCGCCGGCGGCGTGTGATGAGCGAGCCCACCCCGGTTGACCGGGACGCCCAGGCCACCGCCCAGCAGCTGCAGCAGCGCGCCAACGACGACTACGCGAGGGCGCAGGCCGCCCGCGCGCAGGACTCGAACCGGCGTTGACCACGCGACACCCCCTGAGGAGTACGCCATGCCCAAGTGGAGCCTTTCCGCGACCAGCCGAACGGGCCAGAAGGTCAACCAGATCACCGGCTCGTCCACCGACACCGTGACCGTCTACGACCAGGCCGACCTGGACCGGCGACTCAAGGCCGCCGAGACGGACCCGCGCGACCTCGACGTGAAGGTCAAGCGGCTCAGCTGACCCCATCTGGCCGGGCCCGTACCACCCCCGCGGGCCCGGCCCCTTCGTCGCTCCAAGGAAGGAGCCTCGTGATTGACAAGCCGAAACTTACCCGGGGCCAGTCCCTCATCCTGGCCGCCGCTACGCTCCCCATGATCGCCGCTGGCGTTGCTGGCGGGTGGGGCACCTACACCAACATCCTGATCGAGTTCGGCCGCAAGGAGACCGCCCTCGGCGTGGTTGCCGCTGGCGAAGGCGTCACCCTGGTTCTAGCCCTGGTCATGGTCGGCCTGACGATGCTCGGCCAGGCAGCCCCGGCGCCGGTCCGTATCGGCCTGTGGCTGGCGCCGCTGGCTGCCGCCGTCACCGGCCTTGTGGTCGCCGACAATGCGACCGAGGCGATCGTCTACGCGATCACCCCGATGGCCATGTCCGTGTCTGCCGAAGGGCTCGGTCTGCTGGCCCGCCGGATCGTCGTCCACCGCACCGGTGTCGACATGGAGGTGCAGCGCAGGAACGCGGAAACGGTGCAGCGTCTCGCCTACCACCGGGCGCGGGCGGCGAACCACCCCTGGGCGTGGGCACGGAAGCGGTCCGAGCTGACAGCGTGGCGCCTGGCGAAGCGCGTCGGCGTCGGCGACACGGACCTGGGCGCGCAGCTGGTGCAGGTGCAGCGGGAGCGGCTCAGCGAAGGCGCGGACGCTGCGCTGCTCGGCATGCTCAGCGGCGCGACCCCGCCTGTGGCTGCTGTACCCGAGGTATCCGGCCTGCCCGAGGCACCCGCGCGGACCGTACCCGATCCGGTACCCGAGGGCGTGACGTTCCTCCCCCTCGTCGCCCGGCCGAAGCCGAAGGCGGCCATCGCCGCGGCGAAGCCGTCCACCACGCCCCGGGTGCACGCCGAGTACGTACCCGAGGCCGAGGACATTCCCGACCCGGACCCGCTACTCCCCCAGGCGCGGACCGACTTCCGTGAGCTGCTCGACGCGCGCCGCACCCCGAGCGTCCGCACCCTCCGGGGTACGTACTCGATCGGCCAGGCTCGGGCGCAGCGCATTCGCGACGCGCTCGTCGGAGCAGCCTCGTGAGCGCCCTCGACAAAGCGGCCCGGGATGCCGTGGAAGCCCAGGCGAACACCGAGCAGCTGGCGCTCATTCAGGCCGTGCTCGTCGCGCAGCAGCTCACCCAGCAGCAGGCACAGCCGGTCCAGCCGGCGCCCGTGCACCAGCCGTCGAACGTCGCCAAGTGGGTCGGGCTGGGAATCGGCGGGGCGCTCGCACTCACCCCGCTCGCCATGGCCGCCGCGATGCTCGCCATCGCCGTCGGCATCTCCGCCGTCGCCCTCACCATCTGCGTCCTCGTGCTCCGTGGCATGTGGACCCAAGCCCAGAAGGAGAAGTCATGACCAGTGCCGAGTACCGCAAGCAGGCCGAGCGTGCCCTGTACGTGACCGGGCCGGAGGACCCCTCGCCGGAGCAGCTGACCGCGGCCGTCGCGCTGGCGCTGCTGGCCCTGGCGGCCGCGCTCGACGAGAAGGCGGTGCGTGATGGCGAGTGACCCGAAGCTGACCACCGGCGAGAAGGCCACGCTCGCCTGGCTCACCGTCCGCATGGCGAAGCGTGGCCTCGCCGACGACCGACAGAACGGCGGACGCGTCCACCAAGGCGACCTGCAGCGCAGGTTCGACCAGGTACTGGACAAGGCGCGGAAGCGCGAAGAGAAGCAGCAGTAGCTACCCGCGGGGCGGCTGTACCCGGCCAGGTATCCCAGCCGCCCCGCGGCCTACCCGTACCGCCCGTGAGGGCGACAGGAGGACACCATCATGACGGAGAACGTCGTCCGGCTCTTCAAGGAGCCGACGGGTACACCCGAGTACGACGTACCCGCAGCCGTACTCAAGGCACCCGCACACGCGGATACCCCGATACTCGCCCCGGCGCGGGTACGGCGGGCGGTTCGCGCGTTCGTCATGGACGAGCGCACCCAGACCGTTCAGCGTCTCGCCGTCCGCCACGGCATGTACCTCGCCGGGGGTACCCGCATCGTGACGAAGCGCGCCTGGGACGGGCGTACCGCCGCCAGGTACGAGCGGATGATCCGCGCCGCTGAAGCCGCAGGCAACCTCGAGGCCGCAGCCGACTGGGAAGCCCGAGGTACTGCGTTCCGGGCCGCCCGGCACAAGCGGCGCATGGACCTGATCACCGCGCCGCAGCAGCTGGCGAAGAGCGCCGGCATTGGTGTACTCGCCGCCGAGGCGGGCCTACTCCTCCTCGGGGGCGCCATGGCCGCATCGTCCGGCGAACTCGGTGACGTCATCGCCCCGACCATGTTCGTCTTCGACACGCTCCGCTGGGCTGTCGTCATCGCCGGGATCGTGTGGGGTCCGCTGGTCACCCTCGGCCCCTGGGTCGCCCTGTGCGCACTGTGGGCCGTTGGCAGGCACCAGCACACCGCACCCCAGTGGGCGCTCCCGGCGAAGCAGCAGAGCACGGACAACGTGCCCATCACCCCGAGCATCGTGGTGCAGGCGATGCGACACCTGGGTCTGTCCGCCCTGCGTAAGGCCATCAAAGACATGGGCGACGCCGGGGCGGCCATGCTCGGGCCGATCGCGATCGCTGGGTGCGGTGTCGAGGTCGACGTCACCCTGCCGTTGGAGGTGTCCACCGAAGAGGTCATGGCCCGCCGGCGGAAGCTCGCGGAGAACCTCGGCCGGCACGAGCACGAGGTGTACATCAGCGTCGCCCCGGCGGCCCGCACCGTGCGTCTATGGATCGCCGACTCGGGCGCGCTGGACGAGCCGGTACCCGCATCGCCGCTGGTCATCGACCCGTCGCAGACGGCCAACTACAAGACCGGCCGCGCCCCGTGGGGGCTTGACCTGCGTGGCGATGCCGCCCTGATCAGCTTGTACCAGAAGCACCTGCTCGTCACCGGCCTGTCCAACCAGGGCAAGACGGCGTCGCTGCGCGCCCTCGCCCTGTGGCTGGCCCTTGATCCCACGGTCGAGTTCCGTCTCGCCGACCTGAAGGGCATCGGCGACTGGGCCATGTTCGATGGCCTGGCCACGGTGCTGATCCAGGGGCCGACGGATGAGCACGTCGTCGCCGCGACGGAAATGGTTGAGGGTGTGTTCGCGGAGATGCAGCGCCGGCTGCTCGCCGGGGGGACTGACTGGCCGCCGCTGGTCGCCATCGTTGATGAGGCGCAGGTCGCCTACGGGTCGGGCGCGATCGGCCTGGACAAGCGCCCCTACGGCGGGGCGAAGGCTACGAGCAGGTATTTCCAGGCGGTCAAGGGCATCCACGACCAGGGGCGTGCCGTGAATGTCACCATTTGGGAAGGCACTCAGGACCCGACCGACCAGAACCTGCCGAAGCGGTCCCGCGAGGGCAACCACATCCGTGCCGCGCTCGCACTGGGTACCGAGTCCCAGGCGAAGATGGCGCTCGGCGAGGCACCGGTCGACGCGGGTGCAGCACCGCACAAGCTGCGCCAGGGGCTCGACAAGGGGCAGTTGGTCGTCACCGGGTCCGGTATCGACCTCGCCCCGGGCCAGGTGTCTGTCAACGTCCGCACGCACTTCATCAACGACGACGAGGCGGACGAAATCGCCGACCGGGCGAAAGCCCTGCGCAACGGCGTGACGACACTGTCGACGCTGCAGGTCGGCGAGCAAGTCGACCCGCTCGCAGACATCGCGGCCGTCCTCGGCAACACTCCGCGGATGCGCACCCAAGAGGTGCTGCAGCAGCTGGCCGAGCGCAACCCGGGCGAGTACCGCGAGTGGACGTTTCCCACCCTGGCCGCCGTCCTCGACGCGTCCGGCGCGGGCGCCTACAAGTCGAACGGGGTCATGGTCGTGGGCCGCGACCGGGTCCTCGAGGCGCTCGCCGAGCGCGACCATGACGCCGCCGGCGAGTAGGGAGGCTTCAGGGAGGCGGGGAGTTCTCCCCAAGCGACTCCCTAGGGTCAACTCCCCTGACTGACCTGGGAAGATGCCCCGTTAGGGAGCCAGGGAGGCGGGCCGGTAACACCCGCCATGTGCCGTCCAGGAGCACCTACTGGGCGGCACATGCGTTCCCTCCCCGCCGCATTGTGCACCGAGTTGCACAATGGCTGTCTTCTGCCGCATCATGGACCCAGTTCCCGCATGCCCAGAACCAGAACAGCCCCGCCATCGTGCGGGGCTTCGTCGGTTCCCCTGCCGCACGGCCGCGACGTGCCCGATGATGAGCCGCACTCTCATCACTGCAACGTCCCTGGGGGGACCATGGCCGACAGCACGCCCAGCACCGCGCCCAGACGCCGGCTCACACGAACCACCAAGGCCGCCATCGCCCTGGTCGTCCTGATCGTCTGGTCCTTCGCGGCCAGCGACTGGATCGACAAGGACTGCACGACGCCCCAGGGATACGGGTACGTGATCATGCACGGTGGGTGGCCCGACGAACACGAGGGCTGCGAAGACGAGCCCGGCGGCCCCGTGTACACCGACGAGTACGGCAGATGGTGACCTGAAGGCAGGTGGGCGCCCGTGCCGAGCAATCCCCGCAACGGGCGCCGCTACCGCAGACTGTGCTCGGAGCAGCGCGCCATGCGCCTCCCCTGCTGGTGGTGCGGTGAACAGATCCGCTACGACATCACCGGGCTCGAGGCGAGCAAGCACCCATGGGCGTTCACCCTGGACCATGCCGTCCCGCTGTCCCGCGGTGGCAGCCTGCTCGACCCGGCGAACGCGAGGAGCGCGCACCGACGCTGCAACTCGGCCCGAGGCAACCGGACGACGACGACAGCAAAGAGCAACCGGGCATCGAGGAGATGGTGAACGTGCTGGTCCCACTGTGTGTCAACTGCAGCTTCTATCACTTCCTCAGCTGCGACGATGCAGCAGACTGGCGCCTCGTTGTCGACGCCCTGGAGCGAAGCGCCGCTCGACTCCTTCAGGAGCAGGCTGCGACAACGCCGGTGCCAGCCACGTTCCGCTCGGCCTGACCGTGCTCATCGTCATCACCGGGCCGCCCGGCGCTGGCAAGTCGAGCTGGATCCGGGCTCACGCGAAGCCCGAGGACATCGTCATCGACTTCGACCTGATGGCCCTGGCGATGGCCGGCCCGGGCGCAGACCATCACGATCATCACCCGCTGTTGGAGAAGGTCGTGCACCGTGCACGCTTCGCTGCCATGCACGAAGCGTTCCGGCACCTGGACCAGGTGGACGTGTACCTGATCAACACGATGCCGAGTGCCAAGGCTCGTGCCCAGTACAAGCGTCTCGGTGCACGCATCGTGACCGTCGACCCGGGTGAGGCAGTGGTGCGACAGCGCGTTCGTGACATGCGGCAACCACGCATGGAGGCCGTCGTCACTCGCTGGTACCGAGACCACCGCAAGGGCGGATCACGCCCCGTGACCACCCAGCGGTCCCGCTCATGGTGACAATGACGAATCACGCGAACGATCACGCTTCGACCCCTTGACGCACCCGGTCTGACCAGCCACCCCCGGGAGAGTGGGTCTGAAGTGCAGCGATCCCGCGGGCGACCCAAAAGCACTTCGCGCCCGATTTTTTGCGTGGGCCGATTCCAAGATCTAAAACGCGAGTTCAAGATCCAACCCATTTAGCGATCGTCACTCTCCGTGATCCCCCTTATGTCACTCAGGGCGACGGCCGAGTGGTTACGTTCCGTTACCGAGCGGGGGTCACGCATGGTAGCCGACGAGGTCCGCGCCGAGCTCGAAGCGATCGGCTCCGCGACCGTCGCCCCGGGACTGACCGAGCTGGCGATCCAACTGGCCCGCACCTTCGACCTCACCCCGGTCGAAGCCGGAGCAGTCCGCGCTCAGCTCGCCGACAAGCTCGCTGCGGTGCTGACGAAGCTGCGTGCCCTGTGCCCGGCGGTCTCGAAGGGGGATGCGCTCGATGACATCGCTGCTCAGCGGCGGAAGCGCCGCAGCGGCTGACGAGCCGGACGTGTTCCCCCGGGTCTTCACCGCACCGCCAGCCGCGTCGTCGGCCGGCCAGGAGGCGATCGACCTGGCGCGCCTGGCGGGCCTGCACCTCGATCCGTGGCAGCAGCACGTGCTCCGCGTCGGCATGGGCGAGAAGCCGGATGGCCGCTGGGCCGCGTTCGAGGTGTGCGTCAACGTGCCGAGGCAGAACGGGAAGGGCGCCATCATCGAGGCGCGCGAACTCTGGGGCCTGTTCCTCGGTGGCGAGGAGCTGCTGCTGCACAGCGCACACGAATTCAAGACGGCGAAGCAGGCGTTCAAACGGATCGAGCGCCTGATCAAGGGGTGCCCTGACCTGCACAAACGCGTCAAGACGTACCGGCAGACCGTCGGTGAGGAAGCGATCGAGCTGCACACCGGGGAGACGCTGCGATTCATCGCACGCTCCGGCGGGTCCGGCCGCGGCTTCACCGGGCACAGCAACCACCTCGACGAGGCGATGATCCTCGGTGACGACGCGATGGGTGCGCTCATGCCGACCATGTCGGCCGTGCCGAATCCGCAGATCTGGTACTACGGGTCGGCCGGTATCGGCTCCCCGTCGAAGCAGCTGGGCCGCCTGCGTGCCCGTGCGCTGGCCGCGATGGAGTCGGGTGAACCTGACCCGTCGCTGGCCTACTTCGAATGGTCGGTGGACGCGCACCGTGACGAGTGCACCCGGGTGTGTGCCGAGCATGACGACGCGGACGACCCGGCCGCCTGGAAGCGTGCGAACCCGGCGCTCGGCATCCGGATCAGCGAAGAGCACATCCGTAACGAGCGGCTGTCCATGAGCTCGGACATTTTCGCCCGTGAGCGTCTCGGTGTCGGCACCTACCCGGCAGACGGTACGGACGCGTGGCGGGTCATCGGCGAGGACGCGTGGCGGGCGCTGGCGGACGGCCGGTCCGCAATGGCCGACCCGGTGGCGTTCGCCATCGACACGACGCCCGAGCGGTCGCACACGGCGATCTGCGCCGCCGGGGCGAACGGGGACGCAGTCCATGTCGAGGTGGTCGACCACCGCCCGGGTACGGGCTGGGCAGCCGGTCGCCTGGCCGAGCTGGTGGAGAAGTGGAAGCCGTGCGCGGTCGTCATCGACGAGGGCGGCCCGGCCGGCTCGCTGATTCCGGCGATACGCAGGGCGCTTGAGGAGATCGGGCTGAGCGAGGACGAGGTGGACGAGCTGCTGCTCATCCCGAAGTCCCGCCAGGTGGGTGCCGCGTGTGGCCAGTTCTACGACGGGGTGGCCGAGCAGCGGATCGTGCACCTCGACCAGGCGCCGCTGTCAACCGCGCTGGCCGGCGCGGACAAACGCCCGATCGGCGACGGTTGGGCGTGGGCCCGGCGCGGCGTCGGCGTGGACATCAGCCCGCTGATGGGCGTCACGTTCGCCGCGTGGGGACACGCGGAGCGGCACGACAAGGAGCCGGAAGGGGCGCCGAACCTGTGGCTGTGAACGCGCTGCTGCTGGCGCTCGAGGTGCTGTTCGTCCTGGCGGTCCTCGCCGGGGTGTGGCTGGTCTACCCGCCGGCCGCGCTGGTCCTGGCCGGGGTGCTGGGCGTGGTCGCTGTGGAGCGGATCCAGGCCGGGCGGAAGCGTAGGGAGGTGACTCGCCGGTGAGCCTGTTCGGAATGTTCGAGAAGCGGGCCGGTCCGGAGAATCCCGCCGTCCCGCTGACCAGCATGTCTCTACTCGACTGGATGGGCGGCACCTCGTCCGACTCGGGCATCTCGGTGTCCGAGACGTCGTCGCTGCACATGCCCGCCGTGTGGCGGTGTGTGGCGCTCATCGCCGGGGTGTCGGCGGCGCTGCCGCTGCACACGTACCTCGATGGGACGCGGGACCGGACCACGTCGGCGCTGCTGAAGGATCCGCATCCGGAGCTGACGCCGCTGGAACTGTGGCGCCTGGCGCTGGTCGCCCGGGTGCTCTGGGGCAACGGCTACCTGCAGAAGGTGCGGAACGGCGCTGGTGACGTTGTGCAACTGTGGCCGATCACCCCGGATCGGGTGCAGGTCGGCCGGGTCCGCCCGACAGCTGATCTGCCCACGGGGAAGCTGTTCCAGGTCACCGACGACTGGGGCGTGCAGCGCACGTTGACGACGCGGGACATCCTGCACCTGCCCGGCCTCGGATACGACGGGCTGACGGGTGTCTCACCGGTCCGTATGGCCGCTGAGGGCATCGGCCTGGCGCAGGCCGCGGAGAAGTCGGCGGGCGCCCTGTTCGGCCGCGGGAACCTACTGGGCGGCGTGCTGCAGACCGAGCAGCGCCTGAATGCGGACCAGGCCGCGGCGCTTCGCTCTCGCTGGGACGCGGCGGCATCAGGCATGGCGAACGCCCAGCGGACCGCAGTGCTGGACAGCGGGGCGAGCTTCAAGCCGATTACCATGCCGAACACCGATGCACAGTTCCTCGAAAGTCGACAATTCCAAGTCGTCGAGATCGCCCGCATGTTCGGCGTCCCGCCGTTCCTGCTCATGTCCACGGAGAAGTCGACGAGCTGGGGCACCGGCCTCGAGCAGCAGGCGCAAGGCTGGGTCACCTTCGACCTGGCGCCCACCTGGCTCGCACCGGCCGAGCAGCGCATCACGAAGGAACTGCTGCCCGCAGGCGAGTACGCGAAGTACGCGCTGCAAGGCCTGCTCCGTGGTGACAGCTCGTCGCGAGCCACGTTCTACCGGGCGATGCGCGACATCGGCGCCTTCTCCGCGAACGACATTCGCGCGCTCGAAGACCTGCCGCCCATCCCGGGCGACGAGGGCAACAAGTACTTGCAGCCCACGTACATGGCCCCGCTGGGGTCGAATCCGCTCGACACCGATGGCCCGGACACGGAGGGCAGCAGCAATGACGAGGACTGAGGAGAGGCGGGATCTCACCCTGGCCACGGCCGGTCTGCAGGTCCGCGCCGGCGACAGCGACGGGGCAGCCCCCGGGTTCACCGGGCATGCCGCCGTGTTCAACTCGCGCACCGCAATTGGCAACCCGCTGACCTGGGGCTTCTACGAGGAGATCGCGGCGGGCGCGTTCACGAAGACGATCAGCGAAGGTGACGCCCGGTTCCTCGTGGACCATGACACCCGCATGGTCGTCTCCCGCGTCTCGGCCGGCAGCCTCCGCCTGGCGCAGGACAGCATCGGGCTTGCCGTCGACGCCGACCTGGACGAGGAACTCTCCTACGTGCGGGACCTTGTGGTGAACCTGCGGAACAAGAACATCACCGGGATGAGCTTCGGCTTCCGCGTCGTCAAGGACGACTGGGAGCCGGTAGAGATCGAGACGGTGGACGGCGACAAGGCCGAGGCCGAGCTGCGCATCATCCGCGAAGTGCAGCTCTTCGAAGTCAGTGCCGTCACCTTCCCCGCCTACGAGGACACCGATGCTGGGCTGCGCTCCGTCGGTGTCGCCCTGGCCGCGCGCGGAGACGACGCGGCCTTTGACCGTCGGGCACAGTACCGCCCGGAGCTTTTGAACTTCCGCCGCGAGCCGGCCGAGTCCACTCGAGGCACCGACGCAACCCAGCCGGGAGAGACCACTGGGGGCCGTCAGGCGATGCGCATGGAGGCGCTCGCCGCCCGCTACCGCCTGGCGCGGTAGCCGCTCTCACATCCGATCCCAGCCCTGACGCCACACGGCGGCGGGGCTTTCTGTGCTGGAGGCACAATGCCCAACCGACTGCAGAGCCTGCTCGACCAGCGGGCCAGCGCCTGGGACAAGGCGCAGGAGTTCCAGAACCGCGGCGACGACAAGCCGCTCTCCGGGGAGGACCGGTCCGCCTGGGATGCGGCGCTCGCCGATGTGCAGCGCCTGTCCGAGGACATCGAGCGCGAGGAGCGCCACGCGAAGCTGGCCAGCGTCGACTACCGCCAGGTCGTCACCGCGTCCGCCGACACGGAGGACGCGGAAGAGTCGCGCCAGCGCCACGGCGGCGAGAAGGGTGTCGAGGCGTACAGCAACGCGTGGCGCACCTGGATGCGCGAGGGTGCGTCCGAGCTGACCTCGGAGGAGCGCCAGGCGCTGCGTACCGGCTTCATCGACGGCAAGGAACTGCGCGCGCAGGGCGTGGCGACCGGCGCGGCCGGCGGCTACCTGGTGCCCGCACCGTTCCGGGCCAAGATGGTCGAGACGATGAAGTTCTACGGCGCGATGCGCGACGTCGCCGAAGTCATCACCACGGAAACCGGGGCCACCCTGCCCTGGCCGACGAACGACGACACGGCCAACGTCGGCGCGATCCTGTCGGAGAACACCCAGGTCACTGAGCAGGACGTGACCATCGGGCAGTCCGACATCGGGGCGTACATGTACACCTCGAAGCTGGTTCGCGTGTCTCTGCAGCTGTTGCAGGACTCGGCGTTCGACATGGAGTCGTGGCTGGCTCGCAAGCTCGGTGAGCGCATCGGCCGCGCCCAGAACGCGCACTTCACCACTGGTACGGGTACCGCCCAGCCGGAGGGTGTGCAGACCAACGCGACTATCGGCAAGACGGGCACCACGGGTCAGACCACGTCGGTCACCTACGACGACCTGATCGACCTCATCCACTCGGTCGACCCGGCGTACCGCAGCAGCGGCCGCGCCCGGTTCATGCTCAACGATGCGACGCTGGGCGCCGCGCGGAAGCTGAAGGACTCGCAGAACCGGCCCCTGTGGGAGCCGTCGGTCCAGGTCGGTGTTCCGGACAGCCTCCTGGGCTACGGCTACACCATCAACCAGGACATGCCCGTGATGGCTGCGAACGCCAAGAGCATCCTGTTCGGCGACTTCTTCGCGGGCTACCTGATCCGCGACGTGCGGGACGTGCAGCTGCTGCGCCTGGCCGAGCGGTACGCGGACTACCTGCAGGTCGGGTTCCTCGCGTTCTCCCGCGCGGACGGCGCCCCGCAGGACGCATCCGCGATCCGCGCCTACCGCAACTCGGCCACCTGAGCCAGAAGGAGAGCAGGAACATGGCGATCACGCCGAAGAAGGACAGCCCCTCCGAGTCGGGGGTGCTGCAGGACAAGCCGTCCGCGAAGGCGGCCGAGCAGGGCGACCACGACCGCATCGTCATGGCTTCCCGGAAGCCCGACGGGTCGATGGACCAGGTGCGCCCCGAGTTCATCGGCGACAAGGAGGTGGCCCTCGCCGCGGCGAAGGAACAGCTCGCCGTGCAGGCCGCGTCCGCTGTGGACACCGCGGCGCGCGGGGTGACCGCGGGACCGTCCGACGACGGGACTGGCTCCAGCGAGCCGGACGCCGACGTCAAGGCGCTCAAGGACGCCCAGGACGCGGCCGTGAAGGCGGCCGAGTCGCGGGCTGAGCGTGAGGTCAACGAGCTCCACAAGGGGCTGGGTGACTGATGGCCCGTATCCGCATGCTGACGAGCGTTGCGGGTGAGGGCTTCGTCTGGGAGATCGGGCAGGAGATCGACCTGCCCGGTCCCCAGGCGACCGTCTGGGCTGACGGGGTGCGCGCGGAACTGGTCCGCTCCGAAAAGCCCGAGACTCCCGAGGCTGCTGCGGCCGCCCCGGAGAAGACCACTCGCACCCGCACCCGCACCCGGAAGGGGTGACCCCCTGTGCCGTTCGACCTGGGCGCCACCGCGCGCCTGACCGCGGAGTGCCGGGATCCGGGCGGCACGCTCACCACCGCCGGCACTGCCACGGTGACCATCACCCTGCCCGACGGGACGAGCGTCTCCCCGAGCGCGACGGAGACCACTCCGCTGGGTACGTACACCGCGGACTACGTCACGGCGCAGCCTGGCAGGCACACGGTCCGCTGGGTGTTCACCAGCCCGGCGCACGCGTACACCGACAGCTTCGATGTGACGCCCGCGCAGAGCACGGCCCTGCTGTCCCTGGCCGACGCTAAGCGGCACCTCAACCTGACCTCGGCCACCGATGACGAGGAGGTTCGGGCCTGGATCGACGCGACCACCGAGGCAGTTGAATGGTTCGTCGGCCCGGTCGTCCCCCGCATCGTCATCGAGGACCACACGGCCACCTCCCCCGAGGTGCTCGCCCTGCGGCAGGTCCCGGTGCTCGAGCTGACCACGGTCGCGGGGATCCTCTCCGGGAGCGTGAGCTACGCGGTAGACACGCTGTCCGTCGACTCCGCGTCCGGGGTGGTCACCCGCCTGGACGGGGCGGGCTTCACCGGGCCGCTGCGGGTCACCTACGAGGCGGGGCGGCGCATCGTCCCCCCGGTTATCACCGCCGCGGCGCGCATCATCCTCCAACACCTGTGGCGCACCCAGCAGGGACCGGGTCGGCCACAGCCCGGGGTCGGAGACTTCGACCCAACTGAGCCCATCCCGGGTCTCGGGTACGCGATTCCGAACCGGGCCATGCAACTGCTCAGCCCGCATCAGGTCCCCCCGGGGGTGGCGTAGATGGCCACCTCGACAGTTCCCGCGGCAGTCGATGCGCTCTACGCGATCCTGCTCGCGTCGCCCGCACTCTCCGGGGTGACCGTGCTCGATGGCCCGCTAGGCAAGAACGACATGTCCAACCCGGACCTCCTCGTCATCGGGTGGCAGCCGGACAGCGAGGATGCGGTCCATCTGGAGCAGGACTTCAACGCGGCCGGCGCCAGAACCCGTGACGAGGACTTCTCCATCCTGTGCTGGGCCGAAAGCTGGACCGGAGACCGCAACATGTCGGCGCGGCGAAGCCGCGTGTTCGACCTGTTCGCCATTGTCGAGCAGGCGATCCGAGCCAGCGACGCGAGCCCAGAGGCTCCCACGTTGAACGGGACCGTGCTGTGGGCGCACCTCACCAGCGGCACGCTGCGCCAGTCCAGCAGTGAACAAGGGACCCGCGCTGGTTTGGCGTTCACCGTGACCTGCCGCTCCAGGATCTGACCCCCCCATCCCACCAGTTGAAGGAGTACAGCGATGGCGCGTGTGCGCTTCATCGGCCCGGAGCCGGTCACCGTGCCGGAGCTCGGGCGAGAGGTCCAGCCGGACGAGGTTGTCCTGGTCCCGGACGACAGGTTCGACGGCTACGTGTGCCAGGCCGGCACGTGGGAGCCGGTGGAGGAGCCGGGTGTCCGCGAGGCCGCGGCCAAGAGGAGCGGCGCCAGGTCGCTGCAGAAGGAGGTCTGACCATGGCGATCGGATCCGGGCTCGGTGCACAGATCGGCATCGCTGCCGAGAGCAGCTACGGCACGTTCGTGGCGCCTACGAAGTTCATCGAGTTCACCAAGGAAAGCCTCGTCCTGAAGAAGACGACGGCTCAGAGCGCTGGCATCGCTGCTGGCCGGCTGATGGCGCTCTCGTCGCGGCGCGTGGTCACGCAGCGGGAAGCTTCCGGCTCGATCGAGCTGGAGGTCACCAGCAAAGCGATGGGGCTTCTGCTCCAGGCTCTGATGGGCACCTCGGTCACCCCGGTGCAGCAGGGCGCCACCACGGCCTACCTGCAGACGCACACCCTGGCGGACACCGCGGGCAAAAGCCTGACGATCCAGAAAGGGGTGCCGTTGACGACTGGCGTCGTCACGGACAAGTCGTTCGTCGGGTGCAAAATCATCAGCGCTGAATTCTCGTGCGAGGCCGGCGGCATGCTGATGTGCACGATCGAGTTCGACGGGAAGAACTGCGACGAGGCACAGACCCTCGCCGTCGCGTCGTACTCCAACATGAGCCCGTTCCACTTCGGGCAGATGGGCCTGAAGGCGGGAGCGTTCGGCGCGGAGACCGCGCTGGACGGGGTGCGCAAGGTGTCCGTGAAGATCGAGCGCCCGCAAGCAGTCGACCGGTTCTACGCGAACCAGTCCGCGCTGAAGGCGGAACCGATCTCCAACGACCAGGTGAAGATCACCGGTTCGCTCGAGATGGACTATGTCGCCACCACGGTCGACGACCTGCACACCAGCGATGGGGCAACAAGCCTCGTGTGGGAGTTCATCGGCCCGATCATCGAGGCCGCGAACGCGGAGACGTTCCGCATCACCCTGCCCGCGGTCAAGGTCGACGACGCGCCGCCGCAGGTCGAAGGCTTCGACGTGGTGCGTCCGACGTTCAACTTCACCGGGCTGTACGACGGGACGAACCTGCCCGTCATCACCTACATCTCCACCGACATCACGCTCTGATCGAGGGGGCTGGCCATGCCTCGCAGTGTTCAGGTCATCGGGACTGGCCAGCTCATCCAGTTGAGCCGGAAGCTCAAGACTGCTGGCGGCTCCAGGGTGAAGGCGAACTTCACCAGGCGGATCCGCCGTGCGGCCGAGCCGCTGCGGGCGGACATGCAGACCAC